ATACTCAGCGGCAGTTATACCTTCTTGGGCAGTAATAGCAATAGTGTCAGCACCGCTGTATGAACCAGCGGTTGTGTTCTTTCCATAAATAATAGGGACAACAATTTTTGCTCCACCATTTACACGCCTAATGGTCTGACCATTGGTAAGCGCATAAAACAGTGGACGAGCAGCAAAAACGTTATCAGCTAATCTGGGGACATAATTTTTGAGCGTGGTGCTCAGAATTGCGTCAAAATCGGCGTTTCCAGCCATATTAACTCCTAATTAAGTGAAATTTTCTTGTCTAGCTTGTTCATATGCTTCACGAATTGAACTAACAGCAGAGACAGCTTTACCAATAGAATCAGAAGAAGAACCTGGATTTGCATCCACAACGTTAGCTGCACGCTTATCTTCCATAATTTTGTTTTCTTGACTTTCTGCCGTCGCAGCTACAGCAACATTCTCATAATTTAAATGAGCATATGCTGCTTCAAGATTTCCAATATTATGTTTTAAAGCATGAGCGTAAAGCTCAGAATCTGAAATATCAGTAGAATACTTTTCTCTAATGTTGCTCATTTCTTTCTGCAAATTGTTTTGTCTTACACGAGAATTTTGTTCTTCAATGGCAGATTCAATGCGGCGCAAGCGACTTTCGTCTGGGTCCATATCTTCAAAATCTTCATTTTCTTCAATTGATGACATTTGGTTACCCATACTGACCCCAAAAGCATCTCCTAAAGCAGAGATAGCTCCTTGCGGGTCGGTTTCTAATGCTTGTACTATTGTTTCCGCTTGAGACAGTCTTTCGCGTTCACGGGCCAACTCTTGCGTTTTACGTGTGTAATCCGCTTGTCGTTGGTACCCACTTTGAAGCTCCTGCAAGCTAACTTGCCGTTCAACTCCATCAACTTTGATGGTGTACGCTTCAGATGAAACATCAGGATTACTGGGAGCCAGTTCCGTAGCTTCGGTCATTTGGAATCCTACTTTCGGTTATTCCTTATAGAAAAGAGACGTTTGTCTCATTACATATTAGGCAACTCCAAACCCATTTGGTTTTGTAGTTGTGCTAATAATTCTGGAGGCACTCCACCCGTTGCCTCAAAAACTTGATCAGGTATAGGTCCAGGACCCATTCCTCCACTCATTGGGGGAGGAGGCATTCCGCCCCCATCCCCCTCTTGTCCAGCTTCTTGTTCGGGAGCCATCTCATCTTGCATAGGCTGCTGCTGGACTAAAAACTTTTCAGGATTTTTGACACCAAATCCAAACTGCAACACATATTTAGCTAATTCAGTAGGATCAATAACAGTACCAACAAGAGGAGCAACCGCGTTCATTAACGAAATAGCTTGTTGACGGCGAGCCGTCTCATTTAAAGGCTGCGTAGAGCCGCCTTCTACTTCAAAATCGTATTCGCCAAGTATGTCTGAACGTGTGTATGCGACATACAAGTTTTCTTGATCTTTGCCAGTGATACGAACCATTTGAGGACGAGTCATATATTGTTGCATCAATTGCAACACTCGTCTAGCTACATCACCAATAACTAACTCAATAATAGCTAACTTATCGGAAGATCTAGCATTGCCAGCATCAGCAATAATGCTTGCTTCAGTAGCAGTACGTCTAACTTCAGGCATTTGACCACGAGAGTATTCAGATACCCCGCTTACAATGTTTATATCTGCTTCAATAATGCTTGAATGGTTGTACATCTCAGGAGCTAAAGGAGTTTGCGCCAAAGGCGTAACTACTTCACTTAACGGCCTGTTCTCATCTATAACAGGAACAAAACGTCCATCTTCATCAGATTCTAAAGCTTCACGACCTTCAGGACCAAAAGAACGCTCATGATAAAGATACTTACGTGCATAACGTTTCCTATGGTTAACCATTTGAGAACGAGTTTTGTTTAACTCTTCCTGCAATGATTCAATCTGTTCTAAATCCCCCATTGGATAAAAAACATCAGGAATATCATAATTACGCATCATCACAAAAGGATGACCAAAATTGTAAGGCATAGCTTGAGGTTCAAGCAAATAATCATCTGCTTCATAAGCACAAACTGAAATAGTGTTTGCTTCAAGATCGTAATATTCGTAAAGAGTTATACGATCAACTTCATCAGCGTATTGTTCACGTTCTGTATCATTTTCCCAACGAAACAAAACACCAGAATCTGCTTGCAAATTTCTACGAACAGAAGATTTAAACCGTTTATCTTTTTTAACTTCTTTTAAAGGACGAACAATTCTTTGAGCAATCCATTTTGCATCATCCAAACAAGTAGCTTCAGGATCAACAAACATATCAAAAGGAGAAATACGTTCAACAAATGGTTGATCTTCAACGATCATCATTTCTGTATGAGGCAAACTTGATCTTATTTGTTCATCTGTAGGTAACTCATTAGCAAACTCAGGGCTTTCCTGAGCGAACATATCAACTTCTTCAACTGAACGTTGATACTCGTCATCCATTTCATAATCATTAAGCGCACGTTCTTCTTCAACAAATTTCCAACCTACTTTAAGCCAACCATGACCGACTATAAGAAAATCTTTAACTGAACGTCTAAAAGGTTTCCTATAGTCGTAATGACGCCACAAATAATTGATTACAGCTTCAACAAAAACTGCTCTGTCAGCATCTGATTCTTTATTTGCGTTAATAGTAATTTTAGGATGATTGATAGAAACAGCAGGACTAATAACGTTTATAGTCGAAAAAGCCATATTAACTGAAATACGATCATCAGTAACATTGCCACTATTATTAGCGTTATTGGCATTCCAATAAGTTTTGCCACGATAAACGTCAATTAAACGTTGCCATTTATTGTCGTAACCTTCGTCTCTTCTCCATCTAGTAGCCAACCGAAGACGGTCATGTACTCTTTTATAATTTTCTGACCGTGATTCACTTGCCATTTTTTACACCCAACGTCTGCCTACATATTCAGGCTCATGGCCTGCGGCCTGAGCATCAGCAATAACTTTATTTTCTCGTTCTTTAAGAGTCATATGTTGTTCTTCAACAGGCAATTGTGCACGATGTAAAGGGCCAGTAGATCCAAGAGTCATAGTGACTCCCATAACTTTACAATGCCACTCCCAAAGATCATTTAGCTCACCGTCGGGAAGCGGTCCTCGCTTCCCGACGATGTACGAACAATATTCTTCTTTAGTGACATTTTTTGGTATCAAGTGTTATTAACCGACCCATCAGGCTGCACAGCTACACGTTCTACTTTTCCATCAGGACCCTGAAAATTAGTTGGGGTCTCACGGATAACCATAGAAGCAGCCAAGTCACCAGGGTGAACTTCATCTGTTCCACCAAAGACAGGCACATCTGTTTGCGCTCCACCTCTAGAAATTGGACCGTTCCAAAGTTGTGCATCATTTAGTACAGGCTGAGCGCCCATTCCTGAAGCATTGAATTTTCTATTGGACATTAAACGCTCCTAGCGTAAATTTGTTACTACAATATACTTATACTGTCCCACGAGTTGAGTTTAAACCAAGAATAGAGCCTCCAGCTACATTATTGCGTGGTATTTGTCTATGCCACCAATCTAAAGTAAATGTATCATCTACATTTTGAACATATTCAGGGATATAAGCATACTTTCTCATTTGATTAGCCATAGCTAAAGCCATAACACGGTCATCATGAGGAGACCCAGACATACCACCACGTTCATTACGAGTATAAGTACGCAATTCAGCTAACGTATACTCATCAAAAAGACTTAACTCATAATTTTTTAAAGCTTGAGCAAGCTCATCTATCATAAGCGGTTTAGAAGTACGAGTAGTAAGCCAACCAAACTCGCTTGAAGTACGTTGATTAGCTGAGTTCAAAGTTCTACGACGATACAAATTAGGGTAACCTAATTGTCTTAAACCAACAATAGTAGTTAAACCATGATTGTTAGCTTCGACACAACATAAAGCGTTCCCATACCAAACACCAAGATTGTATACCTCTTGACTTAACTCATCGGGAGGTATACGTCCATGCCAAACAGCTACTTGTTTGCCATCTTTACAATCAATTACTTGGATACAAGAATAATCGCCGTGACCAAGGCCTTCAGCCGTGTCCACGCCAAGGACGTATCCGCTCCATCTCTGAGGTTCTTCCCAGATCGTTAACATCTGAACTCCAAGGCTCCTTGAAGCTCATGTAAATAACCTTGTTTACCTGCTTTGACCAATTTTCCGAGTTCTCCCAAAACGTCCAAATCAAAGACGGGATTGCCCGAACGGACAAATGCTTCTTCGGGCGTAGTCGGATATTCTTGGGCCAACTGCCAAGGGAGCATAGAGGCAATCTTGCCTTCATACCAAGCCTCATCTCTATCTTGTGACGCAGACCAAGGAAAAAACATAGCATCAAACTTGTTGTTACCTGTAGTAGCACCTGTCCACAATTTGTGGAAAAAGTTTCCTGAACCGTTAGCAGTACTTAATCCTATAATACGTCCGCCTACATCGGCTACAGGTTCGATTGATGCCCACGCTTCTTCAGGGTTGGGCAAAAATGCCCACTCATCCACAACCACAAGCGTGGCTGATTCCCCTCTGGCAGGATCGGAGGCTGAAGGCATCGAAGTAATTTGTGAACCATTAGAAAATCCCATTCTCTGTTGATGATCAACCAGAGATTGAGGCCCCCGTTCGTTCATCCACTCGGGCAAATGTTTATGCCCATATTTAGTTTTACGGAGAAGCAACACTGCTTCTCTCTCAGTACGTGACAGATCAATAATGTTTTGATCGTCTTTAAAAAATGCTAACCAAAACTGATGAGCAGAAACTAATGTTGTCCACCCAATTTGACGAGCTTTTAAAGTTAATGAATATCTATTGTCTCCCCAACGTTCAAGAGCTTCCTTTTGAGCGTCACGTAGACCGAATAAGATCCTACCATGAGCAGGATGAGCAATGTGCCAATAAGACTCAAGAAAATATTTTTCACTTTTGACACACTTACGCCACTCTGCTTCTTGGCGTAATTCGCTTATTCTCCCCATTTAACACCTCATGTCTCTGCGGAGTGTTTCCCACTTAGACCACTGTTCTTCTGACCAACCCCAGTTAATGGTATTGAATAGTTGAGAACATTGAGGGCTATAACCCCAATTCTCTATAACAACAGTCTCTTTAACCTCATTATCTGTAGAACCTCCAAAAGGCCACCACATGATTAAAGGCATCATTGCTGCGCCCACAGCAGCAGCAATGGCAGCAAAAGACTTAACTAAACGCTTAATTGCTTTTTCCCAAACTACAGACTTATCAGCTAGTTCCTCCAACGACATATATTCTCCTCATTGACACGACTCACAAACATCAGGGTTCTCTAACCCACACTCCAACGGAGTATCATCATCAAACGGATTGTAACGCTCACCCATCAACTCAGGGAACTCTTCAAGTACTTCCATTAACGTTTGTGGTTCATTATCCATTACCAACTAAACCTTTGATTCATTATTTCAACAGCAAAATCCCTAGGGTCTTGACTCAAAATATCTCTAAACGCATCTTTGTGGTGATGAAGATCATCTAGCTCATAACGAAGTTGCTCCCCGTCACGATCCAGTTCATCCCAAAACTCTTCAAGTTCTTCTAAACGTTCAGTTAGTTCCACATAGGCCCATGTCTCAATTGTAGTAAGACGACTCTGAATAGTCTTAACATCAAACTCTTCAACAAGACGCTCAATAGAAGTAAGACGAGTAAGAACCTGAGCATCAGGTTCCCCATACTCTTCCATCTCCGCTTGTAAGCGTGATACAGAGCTTTCCATACCATCAATGCGGTTAGCTACCGCAGCGGCATTCCAAACAACTACAGCCGACACAGAAGCCACAGTCATAATTAATCCAAGGGTGAGCCTGCTTACGCGAATTTGCTTGAAATCCTGCGCAATATCGTCGGTCACTTCTTTTTCTTTTTAGCATTAGTCATCTTCTTACCACTGCTCTTAGAAGCAGCCTTAGCCGCAGCAACACCCTTCTTAGAATACGAATAAGACTTACCACCGACTTTAGGCACTTTCAACCATCCTTAAACCAATAACTTCAGCTTCCAAAGCTTCAGCAAGCTCCTCATTACTATAACCCGCAACATCCCGCTCATCATCCAAAATCATCTTACGACGAGGCGTAAACTTATCAATATACTGCAAATACAAAGACGCAGCCTTAACATCCCCACCAGCAGCCGCAGCCCACAAAGCATCAATAACACTCTGCACACGCTCAGGGTTAATGTTCAACTCAGACGCACGCCTATCCCACTCCTTAATAAAACGAGGATCACGCTTAATACGACGCAAAGAATCAGCATGCATATCATGCTCAGCAGCAAAGTCCTGTTGGAACTTAGGCTGCCTCTCAGGACCCAACAAAAGCCACTCCAAAAGCAACTCCCAATGCCGAGGCATTTTGGCAATGCCTGAGTCTGGGTCGGTTATCCAACCCTTGCCGCCACCGTTCTGTGCCATAACCTTTACCTCACCTATAGAGTTCTATGTTTCACTATAGCTTTTCAATGCTATTTGAGACAATTAGACTTACTGTATAAGAACTGGTACTAAGTAAACATCTCCCACATCTAGTGGGAGATGGTACTAAGTAAACATCCCCCGCCCCCTGCGGGGGATGGTACTAGGTAAACTAAACAATGTCGCAGACAGTTGCAAGTATATAAGCAAAATAATTGGCAGAATTAAAATCGTAGTCGCACTGTCTCTCCTTATCTATACATATAGCATCGCCAGAAGGGTACCCCCCCAGGGGGGTGGCCTCGCATGATGTAGGCACGTGCATGGCGGACCATGATCGCATTATGCATGTAGTCCGAGCTTCTTAAGTAAATTCTAGGTAAATTCCTTCACATGCATGCAGTTTCCTGCGCATTATGCAACGAAACCGTACATCTGGGAGGAGCAGCAACCGAATCCCATATCCCCCTCTCTACTAAGTATCTCTCTGAACATAGTGAAGAGAGATACGTAGAGAGGGGGGTTAGCCTCCTCCAAAATCAACCAAAGGAAATCACATGCCAGTTATCATCTCCGATGAAGAGTTCACAGCTATGAAGGTGGCTTTAGCCACAATGAATGGAATCTTCGACACACCTGTTGCTACACCTGTTGAACCGAAGGTTGCACCTAAGAAGAAAGTTCCAGCTAAGGCTGCCAAGACTACACGTAAGACCACTAAGGTGGTGGCTGTTACTGATGCGATCTGGGCTTCCAAGGCTGCACGTGGTTCGAAGGCATATAGCGAGGCTAATAAGGCTGCTAACAAGGTCGTCAACACATGCATAAAGAATCTTCGTTCCGAAGAGACACGTGCTGCTGCTGGGGTCCTGTTGGCTGAGATTATGGCTTCACGTGTTGCTGCTGGTGCTAAGGCTTTTCCAGTTAGCTATCAAGCACGTATAGCTGCTGCGTTGGCTGCTTAGTCATCTGTGAGGTTGGGAGCTACGCTCCCTGCTTCATGTGAGTTCATCGCTTAGGTGGTGGGTTCACATGAGGGAATTCGCCCTCTACACATACATATGATTGGATACGATTATGCCACTTGACAATTCCACAACGGACGCCGTGTTTACATGGATACTTACACCTGAGTTCTTCGACGTGGAGGATTTTGGTACATCTCACATGTCACGTGTTGAGATGATGCAAATGTTGGACAATATCAATGACCTGAAGGCACACGTGGTAGGCAAGATTGAGGCCGATATCGAAATGGCACGTTTATGTGATATGCCTCTGAACATACGTAGGATGGACTTTTCATTGCCAGAGTAGGTCGCTTACAGGTGCACAGAA